AGCAAAGGGAGCCGCTGAGATGTACAAGATGATGAATCAATTTGAGAGGAGAGCATAATGGCTGAGTCTACCGTCAAAAGTATGACGCTTCTCCCAGAGTATCAGGAGAAGTTTTTAAAAGATTTACTATCCAACATCTACAGAGTTGATGAAGAAACAGGAGAAGTGGGTGGTATCGCTTCCAGATCTCCATTGTACGGCACTCCAGTCATGGATGCAGACGGCAATCAGTTATATGAAACAGATGACGGTACATTTACATCTGACATAAACCTAGCAAAAAAAGATCAGTATGGCTCTGCTATTCAGGCAGTTGAGGGTGGCGTAGCTGCACCAGACGTAATCAGATTTACCGACCCTCAGACAGAGGCTATAAGTTTAGCACAAGAAGGTGTCGGATCCTTTGAACCATTTCTACAAGATGCACGAGGTGCATACGACGAAGGGCTAGAGTCTGTTCGCCCTACACTCGGTGCATATGATCCTAGCTCCTACAAACAATTTTACGATCCGTTTGTAGAACAAGTTATAGACACAACTCTTTCAGATATTCGTCGTCAAGCGGATATGGAACGAAACAGAATTGGTGCAGAATCTGTAAGTGCCGGAGCATTTGGTGGATCACGTCAGGCTGTAGCAGAGCAAGAGCTTGCACGTAACGCCGCAGATCAAATGGCAAGAACTGGAGCACAGTTGCGTTCAGCTGCGTACACTGGTGCGCAACAACAAGGTCAGTCTGCTTTTGAAAACCAGATGAAACGTGGACAAACAGCGGGTCAATTGTTTCAGACTCTTGGCACGGGACTCGGTGCTCTTGGAGAGGCATCACAGCAACTAGGTCAACGAGATGTAAACGCACTGTTTAATGTGGGTCAGTTGGAACAAGGACAACTACAAAGAGAGTTTGATGTACAACGAGAAGGTCAGCTTGAAGAAGCCTACGAACCGTTTGCTCGATTCTCTTTCATGAGAGACATACTAAAAGGTCAGCCAGGTGCCTCTACGGGTTTAGTTGCCACGGGTGTACCGCAACGTGGTTCTCTTGGTAACATATTGGCAGGGGCTAACACTGCTTCTTCTGCGGCGGGGCAAGGAAACTTATTTGGTTTGGGTAGTTTAATGAATGTAAGCGGGGCTTAATATGAATGGGGTTTATAATCGTAAGTTGTTTATAGATACGGCTAGACCTGCACGTCAGAAACTAGCAAAGATGGGCGGTATCATGGCCTCGTCATCCGATCTCATGCAAGCAGCGGTTCCTCCCGTTCAGCCCATGGCCCCCGCTCCTATGTCCATGCCGCAGCAAATGCCGCAACCAATGATGATGGCACCAGTTATGCCTGCACAACCTATGTCCATGGCTGCTCCGGCACCTATGCCTGCACAACCTATGGTTCAACAGACCCCGCCCCCCGCTCCCATGCCCCCTATAATGATGAACACTGGCGGTGCAATAAACGAACAGCTTAGAGCGTACTCTCAGATGGGGCAGCAGATGGGAAAGGATGCTAGACAAGGATTAGGTCAGGATCGTTTTACCAGACCTAAAGCAGTTGATGTGTCCAAGGCTCCTACCATTGAGCAAACGGAAGGAACTGTAGGTGCTCTCGGAATATTAGAGTCATTAGAACCAGGGGCAGCAGATGCAGCTATTAAAGAGTATGGTTCATATGAAGCAGCAGAAAAAGCTCTCAGTGAAAAGGGTCAGAAGATTGAGGATCTTGAGGGAGAGAAGGACGAAAAGAAAGTAGTCAAAGGTGTTCTTGATGCAGCGGAAGTTCCAGATACTCCAGATGGTAAAAAAGATTTTGCCCGTCAGGTTTTTGGTATGGAAGATGTCAGTGACATAGCAGAGATAGATCGTCGGATTGTTGACGTGCTCCAAGGAAATGCTGTAGGACAAGGGGCTGATGCATTTGCAAAGGCTACATTGCTTGGTCTTGATGTGTTAAAGAAGACAGCGGAAACCAAAGCAGCATTGAAATCAGGATCTAAGATGTCTCCACTTGAGGCAGAAGCAGATGCAGTTCGAGATGTGCTTGGTAAATTACTTGCGCAAGGCATCCCATTTAACGAAGCTATGGCACAGGCACAACAATTTGCCGCGCAGTACTACGCGACAGGAACTCCTGCACAAGGACAGCCTACAGTAACTCCTGAATCTAGGTTAGAGATGGTAAAGGATGCTTTAAAACAGAAACCCGAACAGAGAGAATTAATTCTTAAACAAGCGGCAAAAGATGGTGTTAACATTGAGGGTCTGTAATGGTTGATAATCCATACCTTAATCTAGACAAAAAACCTGATTCTATTAGCAACCCATATCTAAACCTTTCCGAAACTCCAGAAGAAACTGGACGTAATCGCAAACAGTTTTTAGAGGGTTCCATTTCCCGTGAGCTTATAGAAGGTATAGGATCTGGTGGTATAGGCATTTTTGAGGGTATCCTTGGTGCCGCTGCTATTGTACCCGATTATTTTACAGGTTCAGATTATGGAGACAAGGTAACAGCAGGAGCAGAGGCTCTTCGTGATGCCGCAGGTTTTGACCCTGAAGGAATTGTTGGAAAGGGCGCAGAAGTAATTACCCAGTATGTTGTACCTGGCGTAGGTGTAGCATCTAAGGTTGGTAAAGCGGCTATGAAGGGTAAGAAATTAATAGAAATGACCAAGGCAGAAAAAAGAAACCTTGCCTTCAAAGAATTAGCTGCGGTTACAGGCACAGAAATGGCTGTATCTGGAGACAATACCACTACAATTGGCGACTGGGTTGAAGCAGGGCCAACTCAATCTTCAGATCTTGTGGGTCTAGATAACTCTGAAAAAGCAGCCGCTCGATTTGCCAATAGATTTAAAGTTGGTTTGGAGGCGGGGGTCGTAGGCGGAGTTTTGCAGGCAGGTTTAGGGGCAGCAGGAAAAACAATTGGTGACGCACAGATCACAAAGAATATTGCGGCAGGAGCAAAACAAAAGATAGATCAAGCTGCTGACTTTATAGATAATGAATTAGTAAACAAAAGAACTTTTGCGGAACCAGGAGAAGAACTGGGAACATTTAAAGATGGCATAGCCCAAGCAATTGCTTTTTCTAGGTATCGTGGATCTACTCCGGCGCAAGTGGCTGAAAGGAGATTAACTTTAGATGGAGAAATTAAACCTCAATTAGATTTTGCTGAACGTGTTTTTAACAACATTGAGGAACAGCTTAATAAAACTTTTGATAAATTACCTGACGATGTTGGTTCAGTTAAGAAAGCTGATGCTTTAAATAATATGTTAGAATACATGACTACTAAGAGTGTTGATGAAAAAGCAGCCGCTCTTAAAAAAATCCCTGTTAGTATTCACAACAACACGAAACTCCTTAGAAATCAAATAGATGTGTTAAGTAAAGAGGTTGTAGACGGAGATTTTTTAACAAATAATAACTTTGTCACTAAAGATGGTAGAAACATTAAAGAAGTTATTAATGACGGTATTGGTAGCTACGTTAAACGTAGTTATAAAATACACGAAGATGCAAAGTATGTCCCTGATGCTCAAGTAATTAAAGACGCTGATGAGTTTTTCATGTCTCGACCTAATCTTGTTGAAGAAGAACTTACGGACTTAGCTCGTAAAGATGTAGATGATGTATTCAATCAAGAGTTTATGAATGCAAATGGTCTAAGTCGCGTTGGTACGGGAGATGAGATGAAAATTGTACTTGGTTCTAAAGTCACCCCTGCTTTGGCGCAAAAAGTACGAGAGTCTTTTTTAGGTAGACACGCCATAAAAAAGAAAAAAGGAAAAACAGAAGGTGGTCGTAGTGCAAGAGAACGTCTGCAAACTTCTATGTTTCTTAAAAGAACAAACATAGAGCCAGAGCTTCGTGCTTTATTGGGTGAGATAAAAGATCCTCGTGCCTCGGTTCTCGGTACTGTTACAGACCTATCTCAGTTCGTTGCCGTAGATAAGTATTACGGGGACATTGCTAAGATGGCTAAAACAAATACTGGTATTGGAAAGTTTTTTAAAGACGGAAATAAAATGACTCCTTTGCAACAAAAAGGTTTGGTTGAAAAAGGTTATGTTAAACTGGGAGGCACTGATGGTTTAAGTAGTACCATCCCTGGTAAAGCTGTTGATGACGCAGCCGAAGAAGTTATTGGAAGAGCAGGATGGGGAAGTCTTGACGGATTTTATGTTCCTGATGCTATCTATAAAGATCTTACAAATTATAATATGGGTAGTGGTACCTTTGGAACTAATCTTCTTAGAGGAACTTTAAACACTCTTTTAAAAGGCAAAGGTATTTCTCAGTACAGTAAGACAGTACTGTCCCCAATCACACAAGTAAGAAACTTTACAACAGCGGTTACGTTTGCATTAGCCAATGGCAACATGCCCGTGTTTGGAAGAGGGAGCAATTTCTTAGATTCTTTAACAGCGGTTACTGCTAACGTCCGTAACAAAGGTGACGAAGCTGTGTTTGCAGACTTGGCGGATGCTTTGCGTAGAGGTGTTCTCGGTACAAACGCAGAGTTAAGAGAGATTCAAGATCAACTAAATAAAGGCATAGGTTATGCCACTTCGGGAGAAGCTCAACCTAAAAATTTTATTGAGGCTATAAAAGGAAAACCAGTTACATCTAAAGCCGCCAAAGGCGTGGGATCAGTAGCCAAGGGAATGGAAAATCTTTATCAAGCTTCAGACGACATCTGGAAATACTTTAGTTATAACTCAGAGCAAGCCAAACTACGTCATGCTTTAGACAGCATAACATTAGACAGTGCCCGTAAAGCCGGATACGATAGTATTGCAGAGCAACAAATTGCGTACCTAACAAAGAACGGACAAGATTTATCCATAGAAGCCTCTGAAGCTATAAGGCGTGGTCAACCTGATATGGATGATTTAATTAAGACTCGCGCCGCGCAGATTGTAAGAGACACCGTACCAAACTATAATAAAGGTGCCTCTGAATTAATTCAACTTGGACGTAAGTTACCCTTTGGAAACTTTATCACTTTCCCTGCGGAGATATACAGAAACAGTTTTAACATCGTCAGGCAAGGGCTTGATGACATGGCTTCAGACATACCCGCCGTGCAAGCTAGAGGTCGGCAACGCATATTAGGGTTTGTGACCACAACTGCGGTGCTTCCTGCGGCTGCTCTTGAGGCAGGTTATCAATTTTCTGGTGTTTCGCGGGAAGAGATGGAAGCTTTCAAACGATCTTTTGGGGCACCATGGATGATGGGTTCTACTCTTATACCTACGGGTCGCACAGAAGATGGTAAGATAAAGTACGTTAACTACAGTGTTCAAAATCCTTACGATGTTCTTTCTCGTTTTGCTAATCGAGCAATTACTGAGATGGACGCAGCCATAAAAGAGGGCAAGGATGTTGATCAAGTGTTTGTCGATGTAGGTATAGGAACATTAGGAGAAGCATTTGCCCCTTTTCTTGATGAAGCTATGTTGACTGATGCACTTTTGGATATCTCGTATCGAGGTGGACAAACAAGCACTGGAGCACAAGTATATAATCCAAAAGATCCAGGTCATGTTAAATTAATTAAAATGGCGGGTCACGTTGCTGACACAATGATTCCAAATGTTTTGAGGGCCGCAGATATATCTGGCGGTAAAATAGAAGCTAGTCGTTTCTTGCGTGGTGTAGCGGGAGATGGGCTTGGAATTGACGCAATATCTGAACAAGACAAAATGGGTCGTGAACGGACGTGGAAGAAAGAACTAGCACGGTTAACCACAGGAATTTCTGAACAAGAGTTTGACCCTAAACAAGGCCTACGTTTTGCTGCTTATGGTTTTCAGCAAGGACAAACAGATGCCAAACGAATGTTTAATAAACTTACCGATGACTTCAATGTAAATTCTAACCAATTGCTAAATGGATTTACCAAAGCAAATGAAGCTAAGTTCCGTAATGATCGGGGCTACTATCGTATGATTCAAGATCTTAGAACTATGGGTGTAACTGACGCAGAAATTCGGCAAGTTCTCAAGCAAAATAATATTGGTGGAATTAAGGGTATCATGCGCGGTAAGTTTGAGCCGTTTAAATTATCTCCTGAAGCCTCTAAGAAGTTGCGCAAAGTAGGTCGTCTTGATCAGCTTCCTAGGGCAGAGATTCAAAGAGTACGAGAAAGCATGAGAGATTTGCCTTTAGATCCTAAAGTAGAAGACACAAGAACTCGGACTCCAGTGCCTATTCAATTACCTCCTGCAACTAACCCATATCTTAATCTACAGAATGACAGCAGTCTACAAGTACCACAGATCCAACCAACCCAGGCTCGTGCACCTGGGCCAGTAGATCCTTCGTTGTTAGGTGATAACCCAGTAACCGCTGCGCTTAATGCACAGATTGCGAACCGTCGTGGTTAACATCTGGATCTTCTTCGACAGATAGTTGTACTCCAACCCCACCGAATAACTTAATCATCTCGTCACAAAGATGCTCGGCATCTTCTAAGATCTCATCATCACCCGTTTCGGCGGCAAGATGCAATGTCATGCCCACAAGTTCCATAAGATGTTTGACCTGCACAGGATGCATTTCTCTAAGACCGACTGTTTTAATCTTTTCTGGTTTCATTCGATTTCTCCCCAATTATTTTTGAGTTCATCGTCTACTTTAGAGGGGACTCTCAAGACATCCGACAACCCGTTTTCCATTATGTGCTTGATGTTGTGCGCTTGATCGTCGCCCTCTACTGAGAAGCATAACTCATCATGCACCGTTAGCATAGGCAAAAGTCCTTCTTTGTAGCAATCTGCCATAGCTTTTTTAGTTTGATCCGCAGCTGAACCTTGGATCAATTTGTTTAACGCCTTGTAAGTAAAGGCTCTTCTTAGAGGTTGACCATATGTCTTCATGGCCTCCTCGTATGGTAATGGTTTCTTATACCCAAAGGTTCGAGGCTCCCAAAGATGGAAGCGGCACCGCCTACCCAACAGGGTTCTAATGTGTCCGAACTTATCTGCCTGTCTACTCGCAATGTCCGCAAGGTTCTTAACAAACGGAACCTTCTCTCTGTGTGTATCCAGTAAATCCCCTGCTTCTTCTGGTGATATATCTAACTGCGCTGCCAGTTTACCTTTGCCCATGCCATACATGATTCCCAGGTTTACAACCTTGGCTTCCTTACGCTTGATCCCTGCAATGTCTGCCACCATCTGGTGTAGATCCACATCACCTGTGTTGTATTCGTCAACGATCTTATCAACAATCGGGTGCTTGTACTCACCCTTCAGGCTTGCCGCGAAGTGCACCAGTAACCTCGGCTCTTGGCTTGAGTAATCAAACGATCCCCACTTGCACCCTTGCTCTGGTATAAATAGACCACGAATTAGTTTCTTGATCTCGGGATCTCGTGCCGGAATCTGCTGAAGGTTTGGGTTTGAACTAGAGAACCTACCCGTCACCGTGCCCCCGTCATCGGATCGTAGCTGATGGAACTCGCAGTTGATCCTACCGTTGTGCGAGTGCTTGATGATTGTATCTATGAACGTGCTATCTGCCTTGTCAAATTCACGCAGCTTGACGATCATTTGTGCAATTGGGTGGGCATGTGCATTGAGATACTGTTTGGTGAATGACGGTGCCCCTGCTTCAGTCTCAGGGTACTTCAGTCCTAGCTCCTCGAACACCGCAGCTACAGATGCAGCCGCCCATGGTTCTATCTTGATCTTTGTCTGTCGGTGGATCTCTTCCCTCAGTTCTTTGCCCTTGGCTTTGAGTACAGTCTTGGCTTGATCTGCCTTGTCCAAGTCCACACGCACACCTAGCTGACGCATGTCACACATCATAGGTATCAGGCTAGTCTCCAAATCCCAGATGTTCCATAGGTCTTGCTTCTCCAGTTCTATCTTCAGTCGCTCCCACAAACGCAGGGTCATGCCTGCATCCTGTTCAGCGTACCGTCCAACAAACTCAGGGGGCAGCTTGTACATCTCAGCCTTGGGATCAAAGCCCCACTCTGCTGCTGCAACACGTAGGAGTTTCTCATCCTTGCGCTCGTCAAGGTAGTCCCGACCAAGATTGTTCAGGCTGTATGACCAACGGTTCTCGTCCACCACCGCACCAGTAATCATGGTATCGATGATCCGACCCTCTACCTTTATGCCCTCGGCACGTAACCAACCCAGATCATACGTGGCGTTGTGCATGATCTTGTCTATGTCTGGTGTTGCCATCTGTTTCTGTAGCCATCGGAGTGCAATCTTTGCATCCATGTTGTGACCATTCTCATGTCGGATAGGAAAGTATCCTTCCCAATCTCCTGCTGCTACGGCTATGCCTACGATGTACCCATCCTTACGCACCCATCCAGGGCCAAGCTTAATTAGATTCGGGTCACATGTCTCAAGGTCAACGGCTATCTGCTTGTAGCCCGTCAGGTCTGGAAACTCTGATGGTATATTCCATGTCAGTTCCTTACCTTGGTTCATCTGCTTGGCAATGATGTAGTCTTTCTCAAACATCTCAGTCTGTTTCATTGTCAAACTCCGCACCCAGTGCACTGTATCCACACTTGTCGATCCACGAATCCTTGTGGTCTATCGTTTCTAACAAGCGACAGGTCTTCACCCAGTCCATCATCAGAGCTACGTGCTTTGCTGTAATCTTACCGTGGGTGTTCAATGCATCAGTGACTATGACATTCCATCCCGTTGCTATCCTGTCAAAGTTGTCTTTGGCATCACCGTAATCCTTGGCTCTGTTACCATTGATCAACTGCTTCGCCGTATCCAAGTAATCGTTACGTTTCATCCTGTGCATTCCCCGTCATTTTTTTGGCATAAATATGCTTGGTCATTAAAGATCCAGTCTGATTGCCTATCTACAAACTCCCCGAGTCCTTTGTACGTCCTTACATCGTGAAAAGATTTATCCTTCTTTTCTTCCCAACTTTGCCACCATTCCATACGTTCTGGGTACTCACGCCACATGGCAGCTAGTGTTGCTTCACTCTTCAAAAAACAACCATCACAATTCCCTGATCCAGGTTTTATGTCTAAGTCAAAAGGTGCCTTTGACCAAAAGGACATAACATCTCGTTTCGTGACCCCTGCATCTGCCAACGGAAACCAGTTTGTCCAACGTTTATCCTTGCTTGGTTTGACTCTTCTTGCTTCGTCGGCTCGGATACCTATTGTATTTGTCCAATGCTCCCATCCAATCGAAAGAAGATAACGACGCATTGTTTTTACCTTTAATTCTTGAGTGCAAGATCTACGGAAAACATTTGGTAACATGTTAAACGAAAGATACTTGTCAAACGGTTCTCCTTTTCGCGCTGCATTATCCCAGTTTGTTATATTGAAATAAGCAGTTCCGTTAACGTATCTATTTGACGGGGCGCGATCATACTCTAGCCATGTGACATCGACGTTAAAATTATTTTGTACATCTCGCACAAAGTCTAGTGTCCCTGGCATCTCTCTCCCCGTATTTGCGAACAGAACTTTGACTCGATCAGGAAGCAATCCGTTTCTTTCAACTATTCTGTGCAACATGTAAGCAGAGGTTCTCCCACCGCTAAAACTAAGGAGCACGTTTCCTTCTGGAAGATTCATATTTCATACCTATATTTTTTATCTGACTCAATTAGGTAGAGGTTTTGTTTTGTTCTTGTAACGGCAACATAAAATATTCTGTGCTCGTCCTCGGGATGTTTACCCTCTACGCAGTTCTTGGTGGATCCCAAATACACCGCTACGTTATCGTCTTCCCCTCCTTTCATAGCGTGGATCGTTGATAACTTGATCCTCGGTTGCTTGTATATACTCTCTCCTCTACGCTCGATGGCGCGGATGTATATCTGTTCCTCTTCCGACAGACGCACCACGTCCATCGGGTGTGTGTTCTTCGGGGATAAGAGTCCATAGTCGGACGCTAGATCCTCCCATGTCAAGGGCTGCTCTGGATCAGCAGCGTCTAGTAACTTAGCTGACCCTCTCTTGAC